ATTCAATATATCCAGGTGTCTGAGAATGTGAACCATAATCAGGCATTCTTAACTCCTAAACCTTGAGGTTGTGGTATAATCAATTGAACCAGTAGAACCTGATACGGCAATCGTATCAATCTCAGGAGTAATCACAACACCTGCTGCAGTAATACTTAAGAGTTGATCTCTCTTCGGTGCAATATCAAGTGAATTTGGTTTAACTGATATCTTAATTGTTGGTGAACCGTGTGCAGCGAATTGATTTAAAACAACTACACCTGTTGTTGGATTTACTGTACCACAATTGGGTAATACTTTTGTTTCTACACCATTTACAATTCTGAAAAGATATACTTGTCTCTCTACTGAACCATCAACTGCTTCATCTCCAAAATAATGTAGATCTGAATTCGCATCGATTTTAAATCCTGAACTTGTGATAACAGAATCAGTAGAAGAACCACTTACATAGAAAGAACCTGTGAAGTTCAGAGTATGATTATTCGATGCCAAAGCCGTAGCACCTACAATACTTTTATGCATGAATGGGCGAACGGTCGAGTTCTGTATTGATGGATCCGCAGAATCAATTGCTTTGAGTAATTGTGAATGCCTAAATACACCATCGAATTTGTTTAGATTATTAAAAGAGTAATCATCAATTGTATCTCGAACAACCGCGGTTAATTCTACCGGACTTCTATCTGTGAGGTTGTTATTATATTTAAAGAATACATCGAGATCGAGATATGTAAAGTTAGGATCTACAATATAAGGTGTTATACTTACCACGTTCTTACCCTTTAGAACATTACCAGTAATCTCTGCCTTCTGTGATGTGGTTAATGTTTCTGCAAGAATTGGTTTAATACAAATATAGATCGCACCATAATCAGGTGGATCATTGTCTTCACCACCCCATGTAGAGATCGCGTCAATATCAGAGAATTCTTTTTGTATGATTGCACGATAATCATCAGAGGTAACCGCACGATTCTGAGAAGTAAATGTTAACGGAGCATTATATCGTATGGACTCGATTGTTTCTTGAAGTACACCACCCGTTGCCGCAGAGACAAGAGTAACAGAGGTCGGTGTATATCCACCGATATTATCCGAACCACTGAATGTCTTGGCACCATTTGCTTCTGGTCCGTTTGTATGAATGTAATCGAGTGTTACGACATTATTGTTTGTTGGTTTAAAACCTGTAATACCATCACCAAAATAGATCTCATAGTATTCGTTTGAATTTTCTTGTAGATGAAATATCTTTGAGGTAGAGATCACGTTCAGAAGTGTCGAAAATTTAGAGTAGATATCGAACGACGTTGAATCCTGATTAGCCTGTACACGAACACGTAATGTAGAAGTATCTACGTCCTTGTCAGAGATCTGAAATTTCTGAGTAGCGATATCATTATCCACACGAAACTTCAGTGTCTTATATGTACCTTCTACAATTGCCACATTCGTAAAGTTATATTTCTGATCTGATCCGGCAATCGTTCCTGTTTTAATGGCACTCTGTGTTTCAAGTACTACGAAACTATATTCAACTCCATCTGTAAGGGAAGTCAGCTTGGCACCACGCGGAAGGGATAAGGAGGTAGGCGCGCCGGCGGTATCACCAATCGCTACCTCAATGTTTACAACTGCTCTCGCACCTAACTGAGAACGAGGAGTATATCCAAGTAGATTCGCACGAGATACAACATTACCACGTATCTGAGCACTATCAAGAAAGGCTTCGTTTAATGCAAAGTGTGCAGCCATGGCATTGTAATGTGTATTATATGATAGAACATCTAGGAGTACGGATAGACCGGATCCATCAAAATCATAATCATTAAATGTAGATTGTGTTTGGAGATAGTTCTTGAGATTCAGTTTAATCTGATCGAAGTCTAACTCTGTTACTTTTAAATTTGTTGCCATGTTGTTTACCTTTTATGTATTCATACCCGGGGAAAAAAATTCCCGGGAAAAAATTTTATCTTAATCTCCTGAGAATCAACTCCACCTTCTCCTCGGCCAGGGAAGAAATAATCTGGAACGAAACTGTAATTTTAAACGCATTCCCTTGGGACGCTTCCTGTATGTCTATCACCGGCGAGCTAATTCTTGGTTCGTGATCTGAAAGTACTTGTTGAATACCTTCTCTCAGCTGCACACGTGTTAGGACATCATTCGGTTCAAATAATAAACCTCTTAGATTAGCACCTAATGTATGCTGAAAGGGACGCTCATAGAAGTTAGATCTTAATAGATTCTTTACTGCATTCTTAATCGCTGCATCGTCCTTGAGTATACTGATATCCTTTGTTACCTTATTCAGATGTAGGGATAGATCGAGATCAGCAAACCCTTTCTTTCGGGATACCTGATTAGAGGATCCTCCGCTTCTACTGTTAATGTTTAATGATGCCATGTATCTATTTATATCCTTTACTATGTACTTTTACTCTATTATATGGTATAATTAATCAGGCGTACTGGTCTTATTACCATCGCCCTGCTCTGTATGTGTATGTGTTCCGAGTGTTGCACCACTATCTGTTATAGTATCTGATGCTACGATTGTGCTTGCATTTGTTTGAGCCCCAGTTACAGCCAATGTATTCTGGAGCGTAGTGGCATCGCTCACAGAGAGCGTACCGGTGATGCTCGTATTTCCATCTAATGTTATAACATCGTTCGAAGAATCTATGCTGATGGTGCCATCCCTGTGCATCGTCAGAGTACTCCCGGACATATGTGTTACAATAATCTGTTCAACCGGAAAGGTATCATCTAGCTCTATTGTATGCCCGCTCTCGGTCTGTATTACCTGTTTAGTAGTAGAACGATCTCTTGCCAGGACGGGCATGTCCAAGCCAGGCTGGGTAGGGTATACGCCGGTGAATCCCTTGCTCTTATCAGGTAATTCTTCCACCTGAGAGGCGATTGAACCCATTATAAGAGGATCCTGAGCACTGGGACCATCTCGAAAGAACCCTACAACCCATGAACCCGGCAATAAGCGATGATTTATTCCTATACCCTGTACACCCGCTGAGGTTGTTGGACCCATCACTGTGGCCCATGGTAGATCATCTGTCTTTATAATCTTCTTATCATCTGTATGGTAACCAAAGCATCGAACCTTTACTCGCCCTAGGTTGGTATCATCTGATATATCTTCTACCACACCGGTAAACCAAACGAATTGGCCTCCGATAAACTGATCTTCTTCTCTATTCATATTCTTATTTACCTCGGTCCATTTTAGTGCACGGTATTCGTCGATCAGCGGAAGCCTTAGTTTTCCTTACCCTCGGTTCTGCTGTTCTATGTACAAAATCATCCCGTTTTTTTTCTAAACTTGAATATGGTACAAGAAAATCAAGAGAATTCCAAAAAAAATCCCCTCCTCTCTGTAGATATTCGTATAATTTAAAAAAATATTTCATTATATTACCTTCCCATCTATATCCGTATCACTACTATCTTTCTGTATTGTTAAAACCATCTCATATTGCGTTCCAAACTGATGTAATATGTTGGTGATCATATATTTACCACCCAATAACTTATCTTTTAATCCTGTTGCATCTGTTCCTAATGATTTGGGTATAATGATACGTATAATTTTACCTACCGATATCTCATAATCTCCCGCTACTGTGATTTCTTGTGTCATTGTTTCTAAATTTTCTTTCTGCGCTTCGCTATTCAATAATGTAGGTGCTGCGGGTGCGTGGTAGTTACTTAGGTTATACGCGTTTTCATTCAACGAGAGAAAATGATGATACGAATCCTTACCTTGATTATACTTTATTCCATCTATTTCTGCTTCTTTACTGAACGGAATGTTCGAATTTAATTTTTTTGGTTTATTTATCTCATAATCATATATCAGTTTAGAATATTTTTTTGTACTGAGATCGAGTGTATGCATTGTCGAAGCATATGCACCAGCGGATACTGATACCAACTTCGATAGATTCAATGTTGAACGTAGTTTTGTGATTCTTTCTTGTATTTCTTTATAATATTCTTCTGTTCCTTCTGTTTCACTATATCCGATTCTCTGATTATAATCACGATACACATCTTCATTGATTAAATTTTCGTAACTATTAAAATTTATTCCATCCTTCGCTGTTTCATAGAAATAATACTGTGTTTTATTATCAAAACTATTACGTAATAACCAAGAAATAGCGTTCAATGGTCTTATATTCGGAAAAATACCTTGTACTATATCCTTTGTTTCTGTATTTATTTTCTTTATACGATGTGTTCCTCTCGGAAACGATCTTAATTTTAAATCTTTTCTACATATATCCTTTACAATACTACCAATTGAACCTTTAAACGGTCTCGATAGCTTTTTAATTGAGTTAATGTACATATGTTCGGAAAAACATTCGATCTGATATCTTGTCATACCAGGTTTTACACGTTCAAAATTATTTATTTCTACAATAAACACTTCAAAGATAAATCTTTTTTTCTTTTTATTATTTTTTTTCAGTTCGGTGTGTTTAATTCTTAATCGTATACGTTCATTACCAGCGATTAATGTATTTTCTAGAAAATTAATTGAATCTTCGATACGTATTGATACTTTCATTGAAGATTTATATAAACTTTCTTCAATCTGTATACCCGTTACGAGATCATTTATAAGAAATTTCTTACCAGAATTGGTATAAAGAGAACATTCTTGTAATTGATACGAAGAAGGTAATACGGATGCTGATCCGTCTCCTGCTATAGCTGAATTAAATTCACTCATTGATTAACTCTTCAAAATCTTCAGCAAATTGTTCAATATATTTCGGTGCAATCACACGTATTCTTGATCTTTCGGAGTTTAATTCTTCCATATATGCTTGATTTGTAACATAGGATATTGATGTCATCGGTAATAAATCAAGAGGTAATTGTCCATCAGATGTGGTAAACGCTTCACTTAATGTAATTGGTCTTTTTTCCTCATCACCTGTTTCATAATAATGATGAGGAGCTTCACGATATGGCCACACACGATGTGTTGCAACTGAATGACCCGTTCTTTGACCATCTACGTTTTCTGTTACGTTATCACCATCTCCAAGGAATGCATTCCCATTATCAGTTGAATTCAATGTAGTGTTTTGTTTAACGATTATTTGATTTAAATCTAAATCTCTCTTCACAAAAGTTGCTCTAGCACCTGATTGTGATCCTAATACTTGTTCATTTAATTCAAATTGATTTACAATTGAATTTTGAAATGATGTTAATCCTAAATCGGTATTAAATGTTGTTCTTGGAAACGTAGAAATAGCATATCCACTGAATTCAACGTTTAAATATTCTTGTAAATCTTCTTGTGACATTGGCCATACTGACATTCCATCATGTAAATGATCGTTAACAATAAAAAATGTCCAGTAATAATCTGATGTACCGTATAAACGATAAGACATTCTATCTGGTCTTTCACCATTTCGTATTTGAACGTTATTATATATTGCAGCATTATCCATAGAAGAACCTTCTACTCTTACTGAACGATATATATCTACAACATTTTGTAGTACTCCATCCATATTAAAATCATATGATTGTGTAGGGAATTGTTTAAAAAATGCCATTAGTCTGTTCCTCCAGTACTATCATCTAAATCTTGAGTTGCAGCTTTTCCATCTGCATCTGATTTAGTATATTGATAATGATAATCTAAAGAATTATTTCCTGGTGTATATAAATCATCTTGTGTAAGCACTTTTGCTTCAGTAAACGATAGTTTTATTGATTGTTCAACAGGAGAACCATCAGCATGAAACATATTTCCGCTATCGTTAAATGTAGTATCTAATCCTGTACAATAACAATCTTGAATAAACGGTAAATATGTGTTTCTTTCTTCACCCATCATAAATATAATTCTAAATTTTGGTGGATATTTTACTGTTAATTGACCTGCTTTTGCTGCATACATGTTTTTTCTAAACCAGTTTTCAATATTTTTAGCTTCTTTTGCTTCATCTTGTGATTCAGAAATTAATTGAAAATCAAATGAGAATGTACGAATTGCCATATTATCAAATGCCATATTTGTAAAGGGATTTGCTGCTAATCCTGAAGCCATCATTTTTTCCGTAGCTGCAGCTTCAGCTGTACCACCAAATTTCTTTGCAAAATTTAACATTCCAACCATTGCATCTTCTGTTGATAATTTATTTGATTCACCAACTCCAAGTTCAGCTCCTAATGCTCTTGCTGCTTTATTTGAACCTAAATCCACACCGCTATATGATGCACCATCTGTAACTCCAAGTGCTTTAGGCATATACATAAAACACATCTCTCCTGCATCAGGATTATTTAAGTGAATTGTTTTAAATGCTACGTAGTTTACACCGTTTTCGATCTGTTCTGAGAGATCGAATGGAAAATTTAATCTTGCTGCCATTGTTTATTCCTATTGATTTAAGAAATTCAATCTCGAAATACGAGATGAATTCGGTGCTAATGTGTTAAATGTTGTCATTGATGATGAACTTCCGCCCATTGCCATATTGATTGCACCTTTTGCTTTATCATCAACATCTGGTCGACCTGCTGCATCAGCTTGGGCTTTTGCATTCGCAGCTGATGAACTTATCATCGCTTGACCATCTGCTGTTTGTTTTCCTTCTATACCCACAACTTTATCAGATGAGATATTGTTTATTAATTTTTCTCTTTCAATCTTCTTAAAGCCCATCATTGCTCTAAATTTATCAACTTCTTCTTGTTTTTTCAGTTCATCATCTGATGGACCTTGAACCTCTATATCCACAGTTAGATCTGCACCTTCCATAGCTGCTTTTTGTTCGGCTTCTTCTTCTAATTTTTTCTGTTCTTCAGCAGCTTTTTCTTCATCTTTTTTGATCTTTTTAAGTCGAGCTTCTGTTTTAGCAGTTTCGGCATTATTGGTTTTCATTTCCTCCATCTGAGGCATTTCTATTTCAAAACCAAACCATTTTGCAACCTTTTCGATGAATCCCATTATCACATTTGCAATTCTAATAAACACATTTCCAACGTGTGCAAATCCATCTTTTACATATCCCCAAGCTATGAAAATTAGATCCATAACAGAACCAACTCCCATTGCATCTCTTAATTTTGTCATTAAGAATGCAAATACTCCAATCGCTGCAGCAATTGCTAATCCAATTGCAATAACAGGTGCTAATGGAATAAGAGCAGCACTAAACATAGCTAAAACTCCTCCACCAGCTACAGCATTTGCAGTAGCTGCACCCATTATAAGACCTCTTAAAATCAAGAATCCTTTTCTCATAATTGTTAAGAATTTACCTATACCTTTTGCAATGTTTCCAATTCTAAGGAATCCACGTAAAATATTTGGTAAAAATATAATTGCTAAACCAGTTAATGCTAATGCAATTGGTCCTAAATTATCTTTAACCATTTGCAATTTAGTTTCCATATCACCAGATATAAAATCTTTTATACCTTGAATAATATTTCTAACAATTTCTAAACCTGATTTAATTGCTTCGAACAAAGTTTCAGGATCCATAAACAATAATGCAAGAGTACCGAGAACCGCAACTATACCTCCACCTTTCAGTAGATTATTTCTCATACCCTCTAAATTGTCTGCAGAACGATTGATACCTTGTTCCATACGTCCCCAAAGACCAGCCATTTTTTCTGCTTCTGCTTTCTTTTCTCTTCGTCCTTCTTCATCATCAGCAGCTTTAGATAATTCGTTTAATTGAAGTTGAGCACTACGTTTTTCATCGTCAGTACCAGTTTCGGTAATTTTTATTAAATCATTAAACCTCGTAGACATTTCAATTGAAGCTTCGTTTGCATCTACATTAGTAAATGCATTCATGTCTCGAAGTTTAGCAGCTAGATTTGCATTATTTGCCTCATCTACAGCTCCAGCTTTTCCTTCTTGCATCTGATCTGCAAGAAATCTAATACTTCCTTCTTTATTTCGAGCTTCTTCTTTATCTAAACGTCTATTTAAACGATCATCTTGTTTCTTTTGACGATCTTCAAAAGATGTATTATTTCTAGCACGATCATCTGCTTCTGCTTGTTTTCTCTTATCTAATTCTGCTTTAGCTTCTGTTCTTTTTGTTTCTCTATCTGCTTTATCATCATCTAGTTTTTTCTTACGAGCTGCAGCAATATCTTTTTTCTTTTGATCAGCTTCTTTTTTATCAGCTTCAGCTTTTGCTTTACGCGCTGCTTCAGCAGCATCATCTTTAATTTTTTGTGCTTTTTTCTCTTCTTTTAAAGCATCAGCTGATGCTTTTTTCTCTTCTTTTAAAGCATTAGCACGACCTTGCAAGTCTTTTTTAGCTTGTTCTGATGCAGCTTTACGTTCTGCTCTTTCCGCTTCAATAATCTGTTTTTTTGTAAGATCGGCCATTGCTTATTTCCTAGTTAGGGTTAGTATCTCCATGCTCTTTCGCAGCACTTGATGTATATAGACCAAACCATGCAGCACCAGCACCTACAAGTACTGATATCAGACCTGATTGTTCTAATGAAGGTTCAGCTAAGTCCATAAACCAAAAAGTTGCATAGTATAATAAGTACATGTATATTCCTAAGAACGCTCTTGGTATAATTCTCCATGCATCAAATGTTTTTGCTAAATAAACCCATTTTTGCCAAGGATTCTTTCTATCCTCTTGTGTTAATTCAAATATTTCTTGTTTCAAGTCACCGATTTCAGAAACCATACTCATAAACTTTTTAAGGTCTATTTCTACTTCGTTTCTTGACATATCACCTTGAAATTTATCTTGATCAGCCATTTTTAATTCCTCTAATTTTTCATTTTACGGTTTTGTTTTTCAATCCGTTCGTTTTCTTCTTTAATCCACTGTTGGAGCAATGATACATATATTTCACGTTCCCACGGCAGCATGCTATTGAGCTCTGTCAAACTATAACCATGATGCTGCATCATCGCGAAGTTAGTCTTATAATGATTAACTAGGCTGTCGTGAGAGAGGCTTATGTAAAAAAACTTGCTAAGCCTTTTAGCTCTACTTCTCTCGGTTTATTACATAAACTACACGTAATAGTTTGTGTATGCACCATCGTTGGAAGGTCATTCAAGAACTCCGTTAATTGGGCATATTGTGCAGAATTTAAACTTTCTAGAAAATAAATCAAATCTTCATGTGGAGTATCTTTTGCTAAATGCATTTCTTCTCCATCATATATTGCAATAATTAATCTTGCAAACATTTCAGATGCACCTTCAATAGTAGCTAATTTTTCTTCATCAATAGATTCGAGATCTACAATGTTGGGAAATCTAGCTTCTATTTTAACATCATCTGTTAATGCTATCATATTATTATCATGCATAACAGGTGGTTTTATATCATCCACTTTTATTTCACAAGGTATACTTCCTTTACAGTTTTTATCCTCACACTTTATATCTACTTCTATTATTTCTCCAACTGATTTTGCTCTCATTTGTAAAAATAAATATTCGATGTCAAACATTGCCAATGTACTAACATCAATTTCATCAAAAACACATACTTCTATGATTTCTGATACTGCTTTTAGCACTTGTTTTTGGTCCTGAGACTCGAGTGCCATCATTAAGATCTTTTCCTCTTTTACAAGGTAAGGTCTATATTCTACTTCTTGTCCAGTTGACGGAATTGTCAAACTAAAACGAGAAGAATTCAGTTGCGGTAACGCCATAATATTTTTCTCCTAAATAATTATATATTGTCAAGTAAATCTGCTGTGTTTTGTATTTGATCTAATACACTACTTCCAGCTGATTTTAATGATTCTACTAAATCTTCTTCTACATATTTATCATATGCAAAATTGATTGTTAAATCTTGATCTCCCGAGCTTTCAATACTCGAAAAACCGATTTCACCAATACTTATGGGATAAGCATTTATTAGCTTACATCCATAAATTGGAATTCCTTTTTGATTGACTTGTTGTATAACAATGTCAGTACAATAATCTGCTTTATAACCTACTCGATATGTTTCACTATCTACTACTGTTGACATCCAATTGTCAAACAGTGTTCTCATATAGTAATCATTTGTCAATATAAATGTCATTGAGACATCACTATCGATATAATCGTAAGGTATTTTCATTGATTGTTTTCCAACTGTTTTATCTGTAGTTGAAATTGAACGTCCTGGTAGAGATACTGTTTTACATAATAGTGTTATATCTCTTGGATCGTTGATTAAATTGCCTAATCCACCACCCGAGGCTAAAGTTCCGAGTAATACTCCAGGATCTTTATTAACTAATGAAGCTTTTGGTGGTGTAAAAAACACTTGAAATCGATTATTTGTGGCTAAACCACCCTTTTTACCGATTACTGATTTTAAATTTTCTATATCTAACATTTATGCCTCAGCGTATATTTTTCTAGAATATCTCCAAACACTATCTTTGGAAACTTTCTCGAATTGTTCTGTTGGTAAGAATATTGCGATCTCCCAATCGGGCATCGGAACTCTTACAAATTGTGACTTAACATGTGAATTCAAATAATGCTTATAACATGGTTTAAATTCTTTAAATTTCTTTACTCCATCTAACAAATTAAATCTTAATTTAGCTAATCTTGTATCATTTCCCACCTTACTTGGTGCTAATGCAAGCAACTCATCTAAAAACCTTGCGCGTACGACAGGTGATAGATAATGTAAATTCAATCCATAAAATCCACCAGGTGCAGGTTGTACTGCAATCGTAAGAGGAAATCTATCATAATATGGTAAAGTTGCTTTATGTTTTGGATCATAAAAATACATATACATATTTCCTGCAACATACTTAGATGCAGGATCCAAAGCTTCATCCTTCATAACTTTTTTAGGGGTTACAGCTCCAAGCTTTTTAACCTCTTTCTTAAACCAATTTTTTGCAGCATCAGTTCTCAGTGATATACTGTTTCTCGATGCTCCTGCTTGTAATGTATCAAATAAACTAGCCATAGATCTATTTATATCAACTCTTCAGTAGTTTGATACCTAAATTCTTTAATGTTTCTTCTGTCCATATCTGAAATTTCCATCCTTTTTTGTTCGCAAATTTATCTGCAGCTTTCCATTTATTTGTATTAACCACGTATGTAGAGATTTCTTTTATATATTTCTTTGTTTTTCTATTAGGAACCTTAGGTTTCATGGTTTGTTTCTTTGGTTTTATCTCAACCAAATACACTTCTTCGTTTTCCATAACAATTAATAGATCAACAAAATATCGATGTAATCTCTTATCTACATCGGATACGTATGGAATTACAATTTCTTCTGAATTCCAACCTTTAACTTTAGGATTATTTTCGCACCATTTGAAACATTGTCTTTCCCACAAGGATCTATATACCACATCTTTAGCATCTCCGATATACTTCTCTTTGTTTTTTATTTTATACTTACCTTTATAGCTCATAAATTTTACCTCTGATTCTATTTATAAGCAAAAAAAAGGACTCTGACGAGTCCTTATAAAACATCTTAAGAAGTGTCCTACTTAAAGGATCTCTCTCGTTTTTTAGCTAGAATTATGATTCTTTTGCAAGTTTTGCGAAATAACTAAGCGTATCATCATCGCTACCACCATCTTCCGATGGGATATCTGCAGCTGCTTCAACAAAATTTGTTGTTACTGCTGGAGCTGATGTTGGCATAGCTGGAGCTTCAACTGAGACTCCACCATCAATACCCAATACTCTATTCAATTTAGCTTTAAGCTCATCATAAGATTTGTATTGAGCAGGATCAGTAAACTCATTGAGTGAATGGAGTTTTCCATACAGCTCTTCAAGTCTAGTATCATCACCATCAAAGACAGCTGATACAGGTGAGAATTCAGACTTATCGTAATTAGTCCAACCTTCTACTTTTCTGATCTTGATTTTGAAGTCAGCACCTTCCCAAAAATCAAAAGGATTTATTGGGTTTTCGTCAGCGAATTGAGGTTGCATAATATCCATCACTTTATCAAAGATTTTCTTACCAAATTTATAAAGGAATACTTTCCCTTCATTCTCTGGATTAGCAGAATCTGAGACTACCATAATATTAGACACATGGTGTAACCTTCTTTTTCGATCACGCGCTGTTTGCTTATCTTCATCTCTACCAGTATTCCATAATTCTGAATTCATTTCTGAAACAGGATCTGGTTGATTAACAGAAGTAAGCGAGTTTTCGATATACCATAAACCATTCGGGCCTTTAAAGCCATGGTCCCAATATCGAACCCAAGGTAAATCTTCGCCTTCTTTCGCAGGCAAAAATCTAATAACAGCATAACCATTACCAGCTTTATCTTGAGTAGGTTTCCAGAAACGATCGTCAGCATATGACTTTGTTTCTGCTTTTGTTGAAACTGCTTCCGCAGCTTGTACGAGTTTGTCGATAGACGAGCTTCGCGAGCTCTTTAAATTTGCAAATGACATTGTATTTCTCCGTATTGCGTTATATTTACTGTATTATCCACTTTATTCATAATAATATATTCTTCATTATTTCTCTGCATGAACATGCTTGAAAATTAATGAAAGGTTCGTATTTCGTAACTTTCCGTTTTATACCTGGCCAAATAATGGTTTCGGTAATCTTCTTCGATTCACGATCAATAAACCCTAAGATTGCATTCAGAATTACTACTGTTTCCAGTGATATTTCTTCCTGCAACCAAAGTTTGATAATTATAGGATGTTGTCCATCTTTACTTTCTAGTATAGTGTCAAAGTTGTAATCGTTAACAACCATATAATTATCTATAGTATTTATATCTTTTTCAAAGCTATAATGTAAGGATTCATGAAACTTTTTCAGTTTCTTAAAATTCTTTTCACCTTCTTCATTTATCATATCACCGACGTAATTAACATCGTTTATAAAATTAGATACAAAATACATTTTTAATTCTTTACCATGATGTTTTGCCAACTTAGCAAAGAAAAACTTATCCTTCCTATTGAAGAATGATTTCGCTGATACATTTGATTTAAAATTATATTTAATAGCATCATACGAATCACTTTCAAAGTGAAGCTTTAAAGCATTGTAAAGTTTGTATGATTCGAATGGATCGGTCATACTGGTAACTTATTTCCTTGTTTTACTTTAATTAAATTCATATTCGAAGCTTCTGCTTCAATCTTTTGTTTGAGTGATGGAGATAATAACTTTTTAATATTACTATAATCCATTCCTCTGCTCTCAATGATGTGACTCATTGCATCTAAATAAGACATTTGACCTTTCGAAACAAGTTCTTCAACAGCAATATTGAAGCGTTTCTTTGTCATAATTTTATGTTCTAATACATCTGTCATTTATCAGATACCCTCACCAAGATACAATCTTTATTAATACGACCATTAGGAACACTGATCTTGGTTGTAAATGTTTCCCATAAGTTTTCTATTTGACGTTCAGTCTTACTCAATATTTGTG